CCCTTATTAATCATATCTGTTCCTACTGTACGCCTGAAAACATGAGGTGTAATTCTAACACCGTCTAAATCCGCATCACGTTCTTTTATTTGATTAAGAATATTTCGTACTGTCTGGTCCCCTATGCGGCTTTGAGGCCTATGTGGTGATACAAACAACGCTGGGTTATCATCATTACGGCTGTCGAGATATCTCCAAAGATGCAATGCCACTTGTCCATTTAAACATACTTGCCTTTCTTTTCTTCCCTTTCCATAAACCACAGCAGTTTTACGATGAAAGTCCACATCTGTAATATCCATTCCACATAGCTCAGATACCCTTATACCTGTTACATATAACATATCACATAATGCCAACTCAAATTCATTTTCACAAGCACATCTTACCATTTCACGTTGTTCTGGTTGCAATGTCGAACCTATTTTATATTCCACCCGTGTTTCTTTTAATTTCTTAGCTGGATTATTTGGTAACAGGTCCTCTGTATACAGAAAAGAGAAGAAACTACGAATAGATATAAGTTTACTATTATATGTCCTGTCTTTCCATTTACGAACAAGCTTTCCATATGCAAGGTATCCCTTTAAATCTTGATATGTAATTTCCTTTACATTTTTATTTATATGTGCCATCATATTTTTTAAATTACATTTATAGTTGTTAATACTACCATCTGTGCACCCATCTAACTTCATCTGGAGCAAATAGGCATTAAGGTATTCCACTGACATATCTATTTCATTAGATAACGCTGTTTCTTCTGTAAAAAACTGAAATCCAGATAAACACATGTTGAGTATCTGTTTTACTTGATTAAGTCGTTCCTGTTCTTCGATGATATCTACAATATTATCCATCACACGCCTGACAACATCATCCATACTTACCTGTTCTGCCATATATTTCCACCCATCCTTTCCTTGTAATCTTGTATAGGATAGGTTATAATTATCCTATACAATGAGGAGAAGCCCTTCAGCCGCCAAGCACACTGGGCTTCTTTTTTCGTACATATGTTCTTTTGTGATGTTTTTTATTGCCGGGGTACTCCCCCCGGCTTATTTCATTTCAATTTCAATATTACATTCATCTTTCAACACGGAACGGATATCATCCAGTGTGTACAACCCCTTATCAAACTGCCTATAAAACTCGATACAGTAATCTACGAACCGTTGTTCCCGGCTCTTTCCGTCCACTTCCCTACGTATCAGTTGACCAAAATGGTCCTTAAACATCAATACTGGAATACCCAACATCATGAGAAAAGCAGTCTCTGCCGCGTCATGGGTAGCCTCTTGTTTAATTTCCCGCAATTGGTCTCTGGATAGATTATATGTAGGCTGTTTTCTGTTCTCTCGCTCTACACGGCGCCTTTCTGCTCGTGTCATAATATCTCCTCACTCCTTCGACAAATCATGTGTCTTTATCATCCATAGAGTATCAATTTTTTTCTCTATAAATACGTTCTATTTCTTCCAATAAGACATGTATTAATAGATTCTTGATGAATTGACTTTCTCCGAATTCCTTCCCTAAGTCTTTTATTCCATCTATAAGACCATCCCAGTATTTATCAGAATCATCGGGTTCACTATACTGCTTAAACAGTTTCCATGTATATGTAAATGCCCTCTGGTAATCCTTTTCCAACAATGGCTCACCACCTGCCCTGACTCTCTTTATTTCTTGCCAAACGGCTAGGCAAAACAGCCGTCTCATGACTCCAATGTCATGCTTCCATAGCATTTCTTCTATATGTTTCTTCGTAACCTTTTTACAGTTTTTCATTAGCATCCATGCGTCTGTGTAGGCTTGCCAGTACCTCTTAAGTTGTTCTTCGCTCATACTCCACCGCCCTTACCGTGCACAAACAACTAAAACACTTATCATCACCAAACTTTCCATCATAGTGACTACATGTGGAACATGACTTTTTATTAGCCTCCATAATAATTTTTCTTAACCACATATGTAATTCATAAGTCACTTTTTCACCTTCTTTTAACCTATTTTTATTAGTTCGTATTATTAAAGCCTCATTCTTTCTATCACTGCTTTTTATATCATCCTTTCAAAAATTCTTGCTAAATAGCTCAAGCTGCTTCACTGGTTCAAAATTCATCCACAATACTTCTCGTTTCTTACTACACACCTGGGAATAACAAATTGTTTCTTCCCTATACCATCCCTGCAGGCGGTCGTTGTACAATTTATTATCATAACCACTTAGAAGGACCGGCCCCTTATGTGCCAGAAGCGTGTCAAGCAAATCGTTCTGATTCTTGTCGTCCATCTCGAACCGATATTGTTTCCCATGTCTGGTACCTAAAACGTAAGGAGGGTCCGCATAAATTAATACATTCGGATAGTTAAATCTTGGTATAAGTTCCACAGCTGGCCGATTTTCTATCTGTACTCCACGAAGTCGTTCGGCCGCCTGCATAATCTTTTTCGGCAAATTGCACCAATCCTGCGAAGCGTACGAACGCTCTCGCCCTTGGACATCATTCTTCCATCCAACTTTTTCACCGTTCGTCCGAAATCCATGCCCCATGTTCAGACGTATGTAAAAATTTACAGCTCTGTCAAAGCTATCTGCTGGCACCGTTGCAAATGCGTCATCATATACCTTCCTAGCATATGGTGTAAAATATATCTCTCTGGCCAGACGTTCTGGGTCTTTGCGCATCCATTCAAATAAGTTAACTATATTACTGTCTAAATCATTCACAGTTTCAATATGGCTGCGGGGTTTATTAAATAAAACAGCTCCGCTCCCCAAAAATGGCTCCAGATAACTGTGGTGTGGCGGAAAGAAACTAATAATCCAGTTTGATATACTCCACTTACTGCCTGGATATTTCATTACTGCTTTCATCTTCGCTCCTTTGTAAAGACCTAATAGTGCATATGTCAGTTTTGTGGATTAAAGCTTATGCCCGCAGTACGGACAATACGCAATTCCATCCGCTGTATTTCCGTGTTTTTCGCTCCACCTCACCCAGTACCAATGTAAATCACTGAGCTGTTGGACAGCGATTTGTTGCTTTTTCAAACCCGCATTATATTTTTCCAGCACTTTGCACTCGTGGCTCTCTATTACTTCCATAGGTCTGCTCATAATCTTCCCTTCCTCCGTCAAATGTTTTAATTCTCTGGGATATCCTTTTCCAGAATATACTCCAGGCAGGTGTGATTATTTTCTAAATATGTTTCATTGCACATGACCACTATCCAACCTTTATCCAGGCTTTCTCTAAGAGCAGTCATAGGATTTGTATAATTGTTCGGATATGTTCTCACTACCTTCTGTTTTTTCATTCCACACCTCCATCAAAATGTTAAGTTGGCGGCGGCCGGAGTCGAACCGGCACCCTCTTACTTTCCACCATGGTCTGTCCGGGGAGTTGAACCCCGCCCTGTGTACCACACACCGCCACTAAATGTTAATATTGATAATTAAATCCATTCCGGCGGCAATACTCAGCCCATGTCTCTGTCCGGTAGCTGCCACCGTAGACATACCGCTGTGCAAACTCCAACTGTCCCTCTTTCGGGACTACGCCTAATCGCTCATTCCGCTCGGCCTGTGCATACAGGTTGATTGCTCTATATCCTTTCAGCGCCTCTACCCGCTCCGATGCGTCCACAAGGTCTGCTGTTACTAACAGGTATATAAAAATCCTATATGGCTTCACCCCATGCCTGCCCAGTAGCTCTATTGTCCGTCTGATTGGTTTAATCTGGCTCTTTTGGTCACAGGAAAAACGTATGAATCTAATCCACTTAAGCCTGGAAAGGATATCAGCTATATCATCCGTTACCAGCCTCGCATCCATCCCCTGGTTAAGGTCTATCTGGTATCCGGTCCCAATCAGGCCCTCAAGTTGCTTTATGCCGTGCTCACAGGCCAATATATTGTTATCCATCAACACTAGCTTATCAGTATCATGTCTCACTATTTCCTGCCAGCGCCTATATGACCTTATCTGCCCTTCCTTTCTTGGCACCACGCACCAGCGGCAGTGATTAGGGCATCCACGGGTTAGATAACCAATAGCATAATCACAATCCGGGTAGATGGAGTAATCTGGCTGCATGGCATCAATCTCTGGTGGCAATTCCCGGCTAATAGGGATATCCCGGTATCCTGTCCCACCACGAATCGCATCGTCTGGAAGGTCAGGATTGTCTGGTGTAAAATCAAACACTTTGCTGCTATATACCCGGTCGTAATGCAATACCGGCACCCACCATTCCACAGTGTCACCTTGTGCATTATGCCAAGCCGAAATTTTCATCAATGCATAATTAGGGAATATCTTATTTTTGAAATGCTCTTTCTCCGCATCGTGTAACCCAATAACCATTTTTCATAGAAGCCCGGTATACCCTTACCCCTGCAGGAGGCTGGCTCCTTTCTTAGTTTTCAAAATGTTAATTTTGATACCACGGCTTAAATGCCCGAATCTTGCCAATAAGTCCCAGCGCATTTCCGTCAAAGCAAATTGCCCTATCATCTATATAGCAAATAGCCGGCGGCTTGTGCGCAACAACATCATCAACTACAATATGGTTATCTCTCAGATAGCGCCTAACTGCTCCCATACCCTCTGGCCTTGCGCATCTGGTAGATACCACAATTACCTCATATCCCTCCATACGCAAGTAATTGATTGCTGCCTGTATCTCCGGCACAACCGGGTCTGGTATAACTGATATACCCTGCCACCCACTTGTGTAACTATGTATCACTCCGTCAAAATCAAACACTATTGTTTTCTTATCCATCCAGTTCTCCTTTTCGAAAATGTTAATTTTGTGTGTGTATTGGTTCATAAAATTCCTCTATCTGACTTTTTTCTTTTTCAGCATTCCAAAGCTTTGCATACATTTCTGGAGTGATTTCATGCTGAACAAGCGTAATAATCGCTTTCATAATCTTTTGGTCTTTCAAAAGCTCCATATATACCTCCAAATGTTTTAATTATCCGAAACAAAATCTTCTTTAATTTTAGGTTGCACGTATTTCTCAAACAATTCCACTACAGTTATGGCACCGGAAGGATATTCTTTTATTAACTCCACGCTTTCAAAATCAATCCCTGGGACAATTTTTTCTACTTCTCTGAAGAACGTCTCTTCACTTGCACAATCGTCAATGTTTCCAATTGCTTCACATATGGAATCCAATTGATCCTCTATTTCTAAGTATTTAGCTTCGTATGATTCTATATTTTTTATTGTTTCAACTTTGCTTTTCCTGATATTAAATACAGACTGAGACGATATTTTATTTAAAAGATAAGAACCATTTATGCGAGCCATAAGGTGCATAAAATCTTCATGGTCATTGTGTCCCCAACCGTAAGAATAGTCCCCAGCATCACTATTGATATTCAACCGACCATTGTCACGGTCAAAGACATATCGCGCCCACATACAGGTAAAAAACTCATTATCACCTTTATCTGGTACAAGCTTATATGTAACTATCTTCGGATTTATTTTTTCGATTTTCATTACTGCTCCTTTGCTAAATCCTAATTTATTTAGTTAAGAAATCCATGCTTCCTGCGGCAACGTATCCGTGTACCGCTTCCAGTCCTGGGATTCTTTGCTATATTTATGTTGGGCATACACCAGAGCCATGCCAGCTATCTTTACGCAGTCACGGTCCTGCGAATCAGGTACCGGTATGCGCTGCTGCGTTATAAACATTACACGGGCATCTGATATGGACAAGGGCTCCCCAGGTGACACCGATCCATAAACTCCTCCGTTTCGCTGCTCTCCAGGGCCTTAATAGCCATCTCATAAGCCTGTATCTGTTTCTCCGCCTCTGCTATAAAACCTATCTTGTCAGGTATCGTGTTTCCGACAATTCCAGTGCGTACCATTTGCGC